GGGCTTGGGGATGACCTTGCCACTGATGTCAATGCAGCGGGACTTCGTCACGGTCGCGTTGTTGCGCAGGTCCATGTCGAGGATGACGTCGAACTCGTACTCCATGCCGTCGCGCTGGACGGGCGCCATGCCGAGCTTCTCCACGCGCGTTTGCTTTGTGCCCTTGCTGTCGTCGATCGTGATGGCGTACTCGGTCTTCGAGCGCATCGTCACGATCACGTGGCCGGGAAACGAGAGGATCGCATCGACGAGCGACTGCTGAAGCGGCGTAAGCGTCTTCCACGCTTGGAACTTGCCGCCGCGTGCATCAGCCTCTTCGAGGATGCCCCCCTTGCCCGCCCAGGCGTGCGAGAGCGAATCGATCACGAGGATCGCGTACGCGCCTTCTGCTGCTTCGCGAATGCCGGCGATGTACTGCTGCACGGAGAAGTGCTCGAGCTCGAGGACATCGAAGCTCGCAACGTCGCCCGCGTACTTGCTGGCGCTGCCTCGCTCGGTGTCGATGACCGCGATGCCGTTCGGCGAAGCCGCGAGGTGCTTGGCCAAGGTCAGCGCGGTGTAGGTCTTGCCGCTGCCAGACGGACCGGTGATCGCAAGGCGCAGCTTCTGTTCGCGTTTGGTGGCTTTTCGGAATGACATCTCGTTCTCCTCACTTGATCAGCAGCCGACGCCCACGTTCGATGCTCGTGCCGGGCACGCACTCGCCGCCCTCTTTCCAGGCGCGCAGGATGGCGGCCTTGTTGACCTCGACGCTCGTGCGCGTGAACTCGAGCGGGACGCTCGCCACGTCTTCGACCTCGACCCGCTCAGGCGCATCGCACACGGTGACCGAGAAGGCCGCGCAGCGGATGGTCTCGATACCAGCCATGTCCATGTTCGTGCGCAGGTAGTCGCGCGGCCGTTCGCGATTGCGCTCGATCGAACGACGTCGCGTGGCCAAGCGCTTCTCTTCGGCCGTCAGCGTGGCGATGTCGGAGCTGAGGTTGCTGAGCACCGCGGCGATGTGTTTTGCCTTGATCTCGATCGCGTCGTTCACCTGCGCGAGCGCTTCGCCAACGTCGTGGCCGTCTTCCGCCGCCTCCTGCAGCCCTGCGTAGGCCCCTGCCAAATCGTACAAACGCGCCATCTGTCCTGTACCTCCAGGGACGGCTTCGCAGGTTCAGCGCTGGCCTTGGGATGGGCCGCTCCTGCCAGGTCCGCCGACCCCGTGGATATAGCCTGAAGGCCAAATGACGCCAGCAAATTGTGAGGCCCGAAGTCCTTGATACTGAACACAACGACAGATTCTTCAGTGCCTGCCACTGGATGGCGGACACTAGTCTGCGTGTCATTCGCTCACCCGAGCGGCCACTGGGGCAGATCTCAAGGGGGGATGGCGGCGGAGATCAGGGCGTGATGGCGTGGCGATGGAGCTGGTCGTGCTCGATCACGGTCACCACGCGGCGGAAGGCGTTGCTGTCCACGGCGACCGCATACGCGCGCTCATCCACCTGGAAGCGCTTGAGGGCGCGGTCGTCGAACAGGCGCTCAGCGAGGTGGCGCTCGAGGGCGGAGGGACGCGAGTAGCGGCGCGCTGGCGAGCGGAGCACGTGGCTCGCCTCGCCTTCGTCCCAGACGCTGGCGCACACGCCCTCCCGCAGGCTCAGGAATCGGCGCAGCATCACTTCGACGCTGAGGTGCGGACACCACGCTGCGTGATGCGCCATGATTTCCCAGTTGGCCTCAAAACCAGGCCTGACATGGGGTTCTGGCAGCAGCACGCCCATGGCCACATACGAGACCTCGCGCTCCTTCGCGCGCGGCAAGAGCCAGTGCATCAGCTCGTGGGCGGCCGCGAAGTAGCGCTGCGGCTGGCTGAGGGCTGGGTCGAGGTAGATCACCCGCTCGGAGCGCATGAGGAAGGCGCCGAGCTTGGGGTAGGAGCGGCGCGCGAGCAGCAGGCGGAGCTTGTGGCGGGCGATGAGCTTGTAGGGGTCGATCGGGGGCTTGGGACAGCCGAAAGAATGCCAAATCTGCGAGGCCGTGCGCTCCCACGCGTCCTCGACCGCTTCTCGCTTCGTCACCCGGAAACCTCCCAGGACTGGGGCAGGGGACTGTACAAGCGATCACTCCGCGGGGCGAGAGGCAGGGGTGATACTAACCCCGGCTTTGTGCTCGGCTGGCCGCGGGCTTGAATGAGAAATGGCCGTCGTCTTCGGGCGTGATGTCGTCCGCGTCGAGCGCTTCCGCGATGTCTTTGCCGCCACGGTGATCGAGCTTGGCCATCGCAATGTGTCGGTAGAACGAGGCACTTCCTGGAGCGCCCGAGCGAAACCGGATGCCGCGAATCTCCTCGAGCTCGTCGGGCGAGAAGAGCTTCACGATGTTGGCGTCGGTGCGCAGGAACTCCTCCCACGCGCCCTCGGCGGCGGCTTCGTAGCCGGGGCTCGGGCTGGGAGAGACGCCGCGCCGGGGCGTCGTCTCGTCACCGTTCATCAGCCACTCGACCGTGGTCCCGAGGGCGGTCGCGATGGCCTGCAGGTTCTCACCGGAGGGCACTTTCTTGCCCTTTTCCCAGTTGATGACGGTCGTGTAGTTCACGTCGAGGAAGCGGGAGAACTGGTTGCGGTTGTACCCAGCCTTGATGTAGCCGGCGCGAATGCGCTCGCCGACCGCCGCGTTCTTCGGGTTGGGGTTGGTTGCCATGCTGGGGCTCCCGTCTGAGGGGCACAGAGGTCTGTGCAATGTAGTTCGCAGACCATAGGTAGCGCGCCATGGGCAAGAAGTCCACTTGACGGGCATGTGCCCGAAGACAATAGTCCGTCCATGCACCTCGACGATTACATCGCCCGACACGGCCACGGCACCAAAGCACGCCTGTCGCGGCAAACGGGCCTCGACTACACGACCATCTTCAAAGCGGCGCAGCGTCGCCCAGTCAGGCGCTACGACACGGCGCGACGAATCTCCGAAGCCACCGACGGCGAGGTCTCTATCGCCGAGCTCTGTGAGCCGAGCCCGCGACAGACGGGAGGGCAGCTGTGACCGCCGCCGCCAAGCCTCGATGGTCGCTCCTCCCCTGGGGAGCGCTCGGTGATGTCCTGGGTGCGTTTGAGTTCGGCGCTCGCAAGTACGCCGTGGGCGACTGGGTGCACCACACCGCCGACTCGCACATCGATGGCGCGCTTCGCCACCTCACGTCCTGGATGCAGCGCGACGTACGCGACCCCGAGACGGGCCTGTCGCATCTCGCCCATGCCGCCGCTCGCGTGCTGATGGCGCTGGCTGTGGAGGCCCTGCCCTGCGCCGACACGCCCGACGCTTCGCACGACCAGGACTTCAGCACGGCATGGCAGCCGATCCGACAGCGGGTGCCCTGAGCGCCTTCGAGCACGCACTTCCCCCCGAAAGACAGCGAGGACATGGACATGGACGAAGTGATTCGGCACGCGCTCGGAGACGAACGCGACGCCGCGATGGTGACCTATTCCGTCGTGCGCAATGAGGAGCAGGCCTGCGAGGCCGCCACGTCAGCACTCGACTGGCTGCGCCAGCTCGCCTGCTGCGGTCTCGACCACGAGGGCGAGCATGCGCTTTGCGCTGCCCTGACCGAGCTGAACGCGCTGCACAAGTGGCTGCGCGAGCAGAACGCAACCGGCGCCGGCAGCCTCGGAGCTCGCCATGCACGATGAAGGGCAAGCCGCGCAGCTCGAACGCGTGGGCGCGCGTATCGGCCACTGGGTGCACGAGTGGTGTCGGCTTCGTAGCCCGCCGCCTCAAGGAGACGGACGCACCTTCACGGCCGACCAGCTGCTTGCCTACGTGCAGGTACAGCTGTCGCTCGATGGGGAGCGCGCCACCATCAGGCCCGACTCGCCCGACCGCACCATGCGCGACCTGCGCCAGCGCGGCGTGATCGACGTCGAGAACACGAGCCGGCTCGCTGGGACCTACCGCGTCTTGGCCGTGCGCCCGTTCGGGTACCGGCGGCCTGTGGAGCGCGTGAAGGCCGCACAGATGAGTTTCGTGAGCCTGGGAAAGCGAGGGATGTGATGCGCGGCCGCATTCGTAGCGTCAAGCCAGAGGTTCACACCGACGAGGAGCTGTGGGATCTCGAAGACGAAACAGGACTGCCCCTGTTCCGCGCCTTCGTAGGGCTGTGGAACTACTGCGACCGCGAGGGCCGCTTCGAGTGGCGCACGCGAGCGCTCAAGGCCGTCATCCTGCCGTACTGGGATGGCGACATGGGCGCGGTGCTCGACGCGCTTGCACAGGGAAGCTTCATCATTCGGTACGAGATAGACGGGCGCGTGTACGGCCAAGTTCGCACGTTCGCTGACCATCAGAGCCCCAACCACAAGGAACCACCCAGCCGGATTCCAGCACCGGCCCACGGGTTTCCATCCGCGAAATCACGCGTGTGTGACGCGTCCCGGGAAAGCCCGGGAAAGCCTGGGACGGGTGAAAGCACGGGTGACGGGCCGACCTCGGACGCGTCCGATGAAGGCCCAGTTCCGCCCGGGGAAGGCCCTGTACTTCTGGGAAGGGAACGGAACGGAACGGAACCATCCAACGGGTGTCGGGAACGGACCGGGCGAACCGTACGTCTCGGCGGAGCCTCGGGCGCACATGCGCAAGAAGTCCGAGAGGGCTGGGCTGAAGCCTACGAGCAAGCGAAGGCAGGCACACCTCCCGCGCTCAGCGGCCAGCCGTTCATCGCAGCGGTGGAGTTCGCTCTCAACGTTGCACGTACGCACCAGAAGCCTCTGCGCGAAGCAGCGAGGGCGATTGCCGCCACGACGTTGGCTTCAGAGCGCGTCGACGATCGCGTCTGGGGGTTGAGTCGTTTCGATCCGTTCGTGCCCTCAGCGGGGCGCACAAGGGGCTCTGCGAGCAAACAGCCACAACCCGTCGATTACGGCTCCGAAGCCGATCGGATCTGATCTCGCGAGGACACCGTCATGACCAACGTCGATCAACAGCTAGCGCTCGAACACGCCCTCGCAGCAGAGGCCATTGCCGACTACGGCCGATACGCAGCGTATGGGATCAATGCCGAGGACTTCGAGTCCTCCAATGCTCAAGACGCCGTTCGCGCAGCCGAAGCAGCCTGGTCCGCTCATGGAGAGCACGGCATCGAGGCGGTGTGTCGCGAGCTGCAACGACAGGGCAAGCTCCAGAAGCTCGGCGGCAATCGCGGCGTCATGGACTTCTTCCTCGCAGGCGGAGCTCCAGATGCCGATCTGTTCCGCGAGCGTGTTCGCCTTCGTCGCGTCAAAGCCAAGCTCGTTGCTGCGCTGAGCGCCACCAGCCAGGAAGACCTGCCCGCCGTTCTCGCAGCCCTCGGAGACGCCCAGGCCGCCGCCGAGGACAAAGCGCGCGACGACGTCGTCACGGGCACCTACCTGGCGCAGAAGGCCATCACCGACCTGACAGTCAGCCCCGAGCAAGCCGAGGCCTGCCATCCCGGCTGGGACAAGCTCGAGGAGTACATCGGGGCCTTGCCTCTTGGCAGCCTGACTGTGATCGCCGGTAACACATCGACCGGCAAGAGCTCGTATGCCCTCGAGATGCTCATCCGCATGGCCCAGCGCGGCATCGTGTGCGGCATGGTGAGCCTGGAGGACCCCGAGGCCATCGCGGGCTCGCGCTTGTTGGCGATGGAGTCGGGCGTGCCGAGCTTCGCCATCCAGCGACGACGCCTCGACAGGCGCGACTTCCAGGCCCTCAGCAGCGCCATCGCGTACGGCAAGGAGCACTGGGATCGGCTACTCTACGCCAACTGCATCGGCGGCAACGAGCTCGAGGTGTGCGCCGCCATGAGCCGGATGGCAGCCCGTGGCGCCAAGGCCGTCGTCGTCGACTACATCGGCAACATCGAGCCCTCACGGCGTCAGCAAGACCGGCGCAATGAGATCCGCTGGATGCTGTCGCGCCTGCGCGCTCATGCCTACCGCGTGAAGGTCGCGCTGATCGTCGTCTCGCAGCTCAAGCGCCCCGAGAACGGTAACCCCAACACGGAGCCCACCAAGCACTCCCTCAAGGAGTCTGGCGACCTCGAGAACGCTGCCGAGTGGATCATCGGTCTATGGCGCACCAAGGAGTGCGACAGCGCTCCCATTCAGGTTCGTCTGCTCAAGGCCAAGACCGGCGGCACAGGCAACTCGTGGAAGCTCGAACGCCGCGGCTCCAGGCTGGTGGAGGTCTGACGTGCTCGAGAGCGCTCGACAAGACCTGGTGCGTCGCGTGCGCGCCTACGCGGTCGGGCTGTGCCGCGGGTGCCCGCTCACCCCGTCGCAGCGGCAGCAGAGGATCGACCTCGAAGTGTCGCTGATCACTGACGACGACGTCTGCAGGGTCGAGCGCGCTCTCCGCGAAAATCCACGAGGGTATGCGGCCTTGATGCAGGCTCGCGTCTCCGAGCTCGGCAAGGTCCTGCACCCCCTGGAGGTCGTGCGCTCCGAGATGAACCTGATCCTCTACGACCTGCCGCTCGCTCGAAAGAAGGTCCACGCGTGCCTGAGCTTGATCGCCCGCGCCGACGAGTTCGGTCTGCCCGAAGACTCCGTGAAGCGGATGGGGCACCTGGCCCGCATGTACGACGAGATCATCGCCGGCCTCGAGCGCTCTGGACAGGAGACGGCTGCATGAGGCGCGTCGAGAGCCACGACACCGCCGAAGCCTGCGGCATCGCCAAGCACATGGCGACACAGGCTCACCCGATTTTTCACGGCGCGCGAGGCGCGTCGTCGACCGAGAGAAGCGAGGAACGCATGACACAGCTCATTCAGAAGCAGTTCGAAGGCAACACGATCAACACGATTCTGTACGAGGGCCAGCCTTGCTGGGTCGCCAAGGAGGTCGGGCGAGTGCTCGGCTACGCCCAAGACGGTAGCCGCCTAGTGAAGAACATCCGAGACGACTGGGCCTCGGACTTCATCGAGGGCACCGACTATGCGGTTCTCGGCTCGAGAGAACTCAATCAACTTCGGGAGCTTACGGCACTCGGGACGGAATCCGTACCAAGTCGCGCAGGCTCGCTGGTCGTGCTCTTCGAGACCGGCATCCACATGGCATTGATCAAGACGAACAAGGAGGTAGGGCGTCGCCTCCGTCGCTTCCTCGTCAAGGAGGTCATGCCCCAGCTCGCGCGTGATGGTCGCTACGATCCCGACTGCGACCTCACCAGTGAGCACCTGCAGCAGAGGGACGCGAAGCTGCGCGAACTGCACCTGCGCGAGCGGGAGCTCGACCAGCGCGTCGCCGAGTACAAGCGCGAATGCTTGCTCTACCTCGTGAGCTCTCTGAAGCAACGCGATGCCATCGCGCCAGATGTCGCCGACTCCTACTTGGTCGTGGCCACCGAGGTCGGTACAGGCATGGCGCTTTCGCAGCTCAAGCCGCAGGTCGAAGAGACATGGCGCTCGCCCACAGAGATCGCCTCGCAGCTCGGCACGACGGTGCACAAGGTCGGTCGCGCCATCTCGCAGCTCGGCATCCGCGGAAACGTCGAAGGCGTGTCACGCGCCATCGTGAACAAGGCCAAGGGCCACGAGCGCACGGTCACAAGCTATATCTACGCACCATCCGCGATCGAGCGCATCGCAGACGTGCTCGACCGAGACCAGCCCCCTCGCCTCGCGAGTGGCACATGAGCGCAGCGGTTCAGCTTGGCGACGCTCACACGCAAGACCAGCCCTGCCTGGGCGACACCCTGGTGCGCCTGCGCGTGGCCTGGGACTGGTCGCAGCGCGAGCTCGCTCTGCGGTCGGAGGTCGGCTACACGACGCTGCGGCGCGCTGAGGCAGGCGGCGGCCTGTCGCGTCGCGCGCGGGGTCGCCTCGAGCAGGCGCTCCGGGTGCCGAGCGGCTCGCTGCGTAACTTGCCCGCAGGCCGCACCGCGATGCGCATGCACGCGCACAGCCACACTCCTGAGGCGGCCAACGACTTCGCCCCCGCAGGCGCACCCGGCTCTGCGACGTGGCACGAGCTGAGCTGGGAGGACGACCCCTGGGCGCAGCAGTTCGTCCGCGAGCATCCCGACGGCGCCGAGTTTCACGAGATCGGCGAGGCCTTCGGGCGCACCAAGCAGTGGGCGGCCATGGAGCTCGAGTCGGCGCTCACCAAGCTGCGTGCGCTCGGGACCTTCGAAGACGTGGAGGAGTGGCTGTGATCGAAGCGCTGGACGAGATCTTCGAGCGGCTCGCCGACCTTGAGCACGTCGAGTCCCGGCAGCTGCGGCTGTTCACGATCGCCGAGGTGGACGCAGATGGGCTTCGCGTACGCTATCGGTACGAAGGCGGCGAGTCGAGCGCGTGGCACCCATGGGCCAGCGTCAGCAGTCGCAGCCATCACCCGCCTGTCGTGGGCGAGACGTGCCTGGTCGTCATGCAGCACGGCAATCCCGAGCTCTCGGTCGCGCTGTGCGGCGTGCGGTACGAGGCGGGCAAGGACGGGCGCGGGGCGGACTGCAAGGGCGACGCAGACGTGCTGCAGGGGGCGTACAGGTACGACCGGGACTCGGGTGTGCTGACGCTCGGGACGAGCTCGCCCACGGCAGAGACGATGCCGGTTGCTGGTGTGCCACCGCTGCGCAAGGAGCTCGATGCGGTGTGGGAGGCGATCTCGCAGGTGCGGGACGCGCTGGCCGGGCACACGCATCTTGTGTCGCCGGTGACGGGGCTCGTGGCGCCGACGGGAGGTGGGCAGGTGACGGGGACGCTCAACGTGCCGGCGCCGCTTGGCATCAGCCCAGTGGTGAAAGCGGCCGAGGACCTCGAGCCTACAGGCGGCCTCGTGCGAGTTCCGCGCGAAAGGTGACGCGACCACCGCAGGGAGCGGGGAGCGAGGAACAACGGAACGCAATCCGGTCAGACTCCCAGGTGCCACGCGGGCCCAAGAACCCCCTCCTCCACTCCCCGCTGCACGCCAAAAGGAGGGTGACCCTGCCCTGACGGCTCGCAGGCGTTGAGGTAGGGTTCCGGTGCGGATCCGAACCGCAAGCACGAGGGCTCCATGACTGGCTCAGACACCAACAACCACTCCGTACGACTTGAGCCTTGCAGGGGCGATGTACCGCGAGCGTTCTACGCGCAGCTAGGGCCGATACTGCTCTATTTCGCGCTGCTGGTGGTGGGCGGTCTGGTCTCTGCCACGGTCTCCGTCTTGGACGGGGAATCGCCTTCGAACATAGGCCTGATCATGGTCGTGATGGGGGCCGTCTTCGTAGCCTCCTTCATCGTTTCCCTGCGCGCGAATGCGAAGGTCGGACCCGTCACCCTTACGTTCAATGCGGAAACGGTTTCTTCCAAGTCTGACGCTGCCGAAGTGACGCTGCGATGGGACGCGGTGACAAAGGTCGTCGAGCGCGCCGGCGTCCTACTGCTTCAGGGGAACAACATTCGGTTCGTGCTTCCGATCTATCGCCTCGACGCACAAACACTCAGCGCCATCGACGCCAACGTCTCGCGCTACGGCCTACGCGAAACCGCCAAGCGCGACCGCAGAAAGGGCTGGCTGCGCATTGTGCTTCTGTGGGCATTGCTCCTGATCATGTTCACCTTCGTCTACCACCTCATCGCACCGTCGCCCTGAACAGCGCCCCTTGAGTGCGTCCGATGTGGTGCACCAAGGCTGCGCCAGGGAGGGAAGCGACCCCTTGAGCGCACTGGAGCGCACCCGCCCCACGCGACGCTCCCAGCACCACGACAGGACCTCGCAGGTGAGCAACACGAAGCCCCACACAGCGAACGGTCGCAAGGTCACGAGCCTGCCGTACATTGGACACCCAAATAGCAGCTTACGATGCCCCACGAAAGACACACCCGTAAGACCCTGATATCACACGGGTCCTTCCCCGGCACCCCACCCATAAGGGTGGGACGGATCGCCTCTTTTGGCCAGAGACTGGGCAATGCCGACTTGCGAGTGAGCAGGTCGAAGTGGGCGCTTTCTGAAACACGCTGCTCTGCGGGTGTAGCTTGCGCTCATGACCGGCGATCACTACTCACTGACACGTCTCGCACAGCAGGTTGGCCTGTCGAAAGGGGAGCTTGAACACGCACTGCGCCTGGGCGCGGTTCCAGCCACTGCGCTCACGACCACGGCAGGCGGACATCGCAAAGTTCGAGACTTCGATGCCGCCCTTTCGGCGCTAAAGGCCTATACGGGTCAAGCTAGCGGGCCAGCACGCACCAAGGAGCGCGGCACGATCGACTATGCCGAAGCCCGGGCACGCAAGGAGCACTTCGGCGCCCTGAGGGAGGAAGCGCGATATCTGCGTGAGATGGGCGAGCTGGTGGAGCGCGCAGAGGTCGAGCGCGTCGTGGTGGGCCAGCTGACGGTGCTCAAGGACCGGCTGTTGGACCTGCCGGCACGCCTTGGTGCCGAGCTTGCCGCCATCGAGGACCCCCACGCCGTACACATCACGCTCGAAGCCGCGATACGCGAGGCCATCGCTGATGTACGCATCCGCATCGCCGACAGCGACATGGGAGCGGCTATCCATGGCGAATAGGTCCATCAGCGGGCTGGCTGCCGAAGCCTTGTCGCTCGACCAGAAGCTCACCGTGAGCGAGTGGGCCGACCTGCACCGCGTGCTGAGCACCAAGGCCGCTGCGGAGCCCGGTCGCTGGCGTACGAGCCGCACGCCCTACCTGCGTGAGATCCTGGACGCGCTGTCGCCCGACTCGCCCGTCACGGACATCTGGACGATCAAGGGGGCCCAGCTCGGCTTCACCGAGTGCGGGATCAACTGGGTGGGGTACGTCATCGATCACGCGCCCGGTCCGATGCTGTTCGTGCAGCCGACCGTTGACATGGCGAATCGTGCGGTGCGTCAGCGGATCGACCCGCTCATCGACGACACGCCCCAAGTCGCTCGCAAGGTGGGGCCGAAGCGCGCGAAGGACGGCGGCAACAGCCTGTCCGAGAAGCACTTCCCCGGCGGCGTGATCGTGATGGCCGGGGCGAACAGCGCGGCAGGGCTGCGCTCGATGCCGGTGCGGTATCTGTTCCTCGACGAGGTGGACGCCTATCCCGGTGACCTCGACGGCGAGGGAGACCCCGTCGCGCTCGCGCATGCCCGCACGCGCACGTTCCGCCGAGCCAAGCGCCTACACGTCTCGACGCCCACCGTGCGCGGCGCTTCGCGGATCGAGGCCGGCTTTCTGCAAACCGACCAGCGGCGCTACTTCGTGCCGTGCCCGCACTGCGGCGAGTTTCAGCTGATCGACTGGAAGCGCATCCGCTGGGACCGAGACAACCTGAAGGCCCCGGCGTGGCTCGAGTGCGTGGCGAACGGTTGCGTGATCGCAGAGCGCCACAAGCCCCGCATGCTCGGCGCGGGTGAGTGGCGCCCCACGGCGGAGACGCTGGAGGGTGTCGGCGCCAACGTGCGCGGATACCACATCAGCTCGCTCTACTCGCCGCTTGGCTGGTACTCGTGGACGAACGCACGGGACGACTTCCTCGAAGTCAAAGACGACCCGGCACGCCTCAAGACCTGGACGAACACGGTGCTCGGGGAGACGTGGGTCGAACGGGGCGATGCACCGCCCTGGCGGCGCCTGTACGCCCGGCGCGAGCCGTATCCGATGGGCAGCGTGCCCGAAGGTGGACGCGTCCTCACGGCCGGCGCAGACGTGCAGAAGGACCGCATCGAGGTCGAGGTGCGCGCGTGGGGGCCGCGCATGGAGTCGTGGTCGATCGACTATCGCGTGTTCGATGGCGACACTGCCGACGTCGATGGCCCGAACAGCCCGTGGGCGAGGCTGAGCGCGCTGCTGTCCGAGAGCTTCTCCAGCGAGTCGGGTACGCCACTCCAGGTTCGCATGTTGGCCGTCGACTCGGGGTTTCAAACTCAGGCTGTCTATCACTGGGCACGAAGCAAGCCCCAGGACCGCGTGGCCGTCGTGAAGGGCACGTCGAACGGGCAGGCCATCGTGCAGATGCCTCGCTACGTGGATGTGACGTGGGCGGGCAAGCGCATTCGCCGCGGCATGCGGGTGTGGTCGGTTGGCGTCGACATCGCGAAGGGCGAGCTCTACGGCTGGCTGCGTACCGAGGAGCCCAGCGACAGCGAGCAGAAGCCCGTCGGGTGGCTGCACTTTCCCGAGTACGGCGAGGAGTACTTTCGGCAGCTGACGGCGGAGGAGCTGGTGTCGCGGCCGAAGCGCACTGGGCACCTGCACTTCGAGTGGGTGAAGCGGCGGGAGCGCAACGAGGCGCTCGACTGTGCGGTGTACGCGCGGGCCGCAGCGGCAATTGTGGGGGTGGATCGCATGGTCGACGCAGACCGCCACTCCCTGCTTGCTCGACGACCTGGCTCTCAGCCGACCCCAGGACGAAGACACTCCATCTGGACACCCCCAACGGACCACTGAGTCGATCAGGAACGCAAGAGGCAGAACATGGAATCACACGACAACTCATCGATCATGCCCTTCTCATTCGACGGCGCTAGCATCCGCGTCACTTGCGACGAGCAGGGAGAGCCGTGGTTCGTCGCCAAGGATGTGGCGGAGGCTCTGGGCTACAGCTGGAACGGCAGCGCCAGAATCGCCCACGTCCCGGAACGCTGGAGGGGGGTCACATCCGTTGTGACCCCTTCTGGCGTCCAGCAAATGCCAACGCTATCGGAGCATGGCCTCTACTTCTTCCTCGGCCGCAGCGACAAGCCGGCCGCTCGCACGTTTCAGGAGTGGCTCGCGGGAGAGGTTCTCCCGTCCATTCGCAGAACCGGTCGCTACGCCGTGCCGCGTGCACAGCCCGTGGTCTCACGCTTGCGGGTCGCGTCCGATCAGCTCGAAAGCATCGTGCGATCCCTGGACCTGACCGCCGAGGCTGTCCGCCGCGTACCCGGCGTCCGGCCTGAGATCGCCGCTGCTGCGACGCTGCACTGCATCGAGGAGACCACAGGCTTGATCGTCGAACCGCTACGCCGAGCATTGCCCGCCCACTGCACCCCGCTCGCCAGCATGAACCCCACACAGGTCGGTTCCGAGATCGGCATGACCGCTCGAGAGGCGAACCGCTGCCTTGCCCTGCTCGGGCTCCAGTTCAGGAACGCACGCAACGAGTGGGAGCTGAGCGAATGTGGAAAGAAGCATGCGGACGCCCTGCCATACGCGAATGGTCGCCACGCCGGCTACCAGATTCGGGTGTGGCTCTTCCCCGGCAGTAAGGAATCGTCAAGAATTCGATCACTTGATTCGTCGGAGGTGACGCTTTCGCGAGGATAGCTGGGGAAGCGGGTCAGGAATCATACGGTCGGCGTAGCGAGCAGCATGGTTTCGGTCTTTCTCGCGCGCGAGGTGGAAGTGCCAGTAGTCATCGAAATCGTCCGATGCACGCAAGGCTCGCAGCCGTAGGACAGCCTCAGCGCCTTCGAGAGACCAGCGCGCGCCGGTACGGTCCATTCTGTCTTTCACGAGGTAGCGGCATGCGCCCTCGATCACTCCGGTTGCGATGGGAAGTCCGTCGTGCAGCGCATCCGCATATCGCATGAGTCGGGTTCGGCTTCGATTGGCAAGGTAGCGGCAAGCCCTCTTGATCGCCTTGCGCCCGGCTGCATCGAGCTGCTCGCTGCGAGTCGCGGCCCAGTCGCGAATGGTGCTTGCCACGTAGCCGCCACTGCGGCCCGTCAACAGGGAGAGCAGTCGGTCGCCCACCCAGCTCTCCGTCTCGGACGTGCTGCCGCCAAAGAGCGCGCGACCAGCGAGCCACAGGTATTCGAGCACATGGACGATGTCGAGGATGATCGTGACTTCGACGCCGGCGCGCTTCGCCTCGGCTTTGACCGCCTTAAGCTGCTTGGGTTCTCCATCGACGAGCACAACCCAGCGGCGCTTTCGCTCCGGGTCACGACGAAGAGCTTCCTCGAAAATCTGACGGATGACCATGCGAGGATGCTTCTCGACGCTTGCCCAAACGCGCTTGTCGCGAGGTCGCGGGCGCTTCTTGTTCGTGTCCTCGTCACGCAGCGTGTGCAGCACGTCGGCAGCCGTACGCTGCCATGGTTCGAGCGTGTATACGGTGCCAACCTGCGCCATTCGCTTGCGGTCAGCTTTCTCGCCAGGCGAGAGACGCGTCTCGAGCTTCTGCGTGCTGCGCTCTGCAGCCAGACGCGTTGCCTCGCGAAGGTCGCGGTGGAGCATCACGATGCCCTTGGCATCGGTGCTCAGCACCAACAGGTCACCCGTCGCCTCTCGCTCGAGCTTGTCCAGTTCGTAGAACGCGTCGAAGTCTTGCGCCGCACGGGCTGCCAGTTCTTCGAGCTGACGCTTGCCGATCTTCGCTCCGCTGTGGTCAACGAGCAGTTCCTCGACCTCGCCGTAGGAGGCCCGCGCGATCTCTTTGGCCACCACCAGACGCACGCCGTGCGAGTAGTGATCGGGCGGAAGATTCAAGACCGCGTCCAGCGGCGCGAGACCCTCGCGCCCAGGCGCCTGATACAGAAGCCGGCGGACTTCGACCTCGCCGAACACAGTCTCAAGACCGCGCTCCTTCGGCCGCTTTTGCGAGCGCTCCTCACCCTCTGCGTCGCGAACCAGCACGGGGCGCTCCGCGGCCCCTCGAAGCTCGAGGTGCTCCTGAAACATCAGGCGCAGCAGCTCCCGGCCCTCGACATCGAGCCACCTTTCCACCTCGCCATGTTCCGCTCGCAGCGTGCCCGCATTCGAAAGATGCTCGTACATCGCTCGAGCCCGAGCCGTTGCCCGCGCAAAGGGTTCCTCGGGCGAATCCAGGGTCGTGTATGCTGCACTCATCGAAGGGGCTCCCCTTGCTCAAGGTTGTTTGGTTCGCACCTCAACCCTACCGGCAAAGAGCCCCTTCGACCTATCCTCGCGCACGCAAATGCTCAGAATTACAGCGTTTTGCGCTGACCCAAAAGATCCACACCCACCAGATTCTCTGGAAGCGCTCGGTCCTTGCCCTGCTAGAGCCGACCACGCTGTCTGCCTGAAGAGAAAACTGGGCGCTTTCTGAACCATCGGACTGAGCTCTCTTACTGTCCGGGGCGTGCCACTCACGCGAGCACAACTCGTCGCGCGCATCGACGCGCTGCAGGAAGCCATCGACCAGGGCGTCTCGTCTGTCTCCTACGACGGGCGACAGGTTCAGTACCGCTCGCTCGACCAGCTGAGCCGCGTGCTGCGCAATCTCGAGACCCGGCTTGCTGAGGTAGATGGGCAGGCCGTCGACTCGGGGCGCCGCTACGCCCTCTTCGTGAGGGGCTACTGATGGCGGGCCTTCTTGCCCGAGTGGCGCCTGGATGGGCTGCGCAGCGCATGAGGGACCGCCTCGAGCTCGTGCGCCTCGAGTCCGTCGAGCAGCGTCTGCGAGCCTACTACGATGGTGCATCCAAGGGGCGGCGCCTTGCGGGGTGGAAGGCGCGCGACCTGGGGCCCGAGGGGACGAGCCTCGACCTTGCGCTCTTGCGCCAACGAGCTCGCGACCTCGGTCGCAACAACCCCTTTGCGTGCTCGGCCCTCGGTGCTCTCGTGGCCGATGTCATCGGCGAAGGCATTCGTGCGCGCATCGTGAACCGCAGCACGGGCAAGCCTGTGCGCGCGGTCGCCGAGCGCTGGCGCCGTTGGGCGGAGTCGACCGAGTGCGATGCCGACGGCAACTGCGACCTCTATGGCCTGCAGGCCCTCGCCATGCGCACCCTTGCCGAGTCGGGCGAGGTGCTGATTCGTCGCCGCATCCGGTCGGCGAGCTTTGGTCTCTCCACGCCGATGCAGCTTCAGGTGATCGAGCCTGACTATCTCGACGCCTCTCGGGACGGCAGGCTCGACAACGGAAACCGCATCGTGGGCGGTATCGAGGTGGATCGCCGCGGTCAACGCGTCGCCTACCACCTTCGCACCGAGCACCCCGCGACCACGAGCGTGATCCTGAAACACCAGACCGTGCGCGTGCCCGCGTCCGAGGTCTTGCACCTCTTTCGCGTCGAACGCCCAGGCCAGATGCGCGGAGTCACTTGGCTGGCACCGGTCATCACGCGCCTGCGTCTGCTCGATGACTACGAGGATGCGGCCCTCGAGCGTGCGCGAGTCGCGGCGTGCTTTGGTGCGTTCATCTACGAGCCCGACGGTCCTGGCGCGGGGCCGTTGGTCTCGTCGGCGAGCGACGCGAGCACGGCGCTCACCGAGCGCATCGAGCCGGGACTCATCCAGCACCTCGGCCCGGGCCAGGACATTCGCTTCGGGCAGCCCCCGCAGAACGGCGACTACCCAGACTTCGTGCGGTCGCAGCTTCGCGCCATCGCGGCCGGGCTCGGCATGCCCTACGAGGTGCTCGCCGCAGACCTCTCGCAGACCAACTACAGCTCGATGCGCGGTGGCTGGCTTCAGTACCACCGACGGATCGTGCAGTGGCGCTGGCACATCTTGATCCCAGTGATGTGCCAGGGCGTGTGGAGCTGGTGGACCGAGGTCGAGAGCATTGCGAGCGGTCCAGTGAGCGACCGGCTTCGCATCGAGTGGACGCCTCCGACGCGCGAGATGATCGACCCGGCGAAAGAGATCACAGCCATGGTTCAGCGCATTCGTGCGGGCCTGGTGAGCTGGGCCGAGGCCGTTCGCGAGCAGGGCTACGACCCGGACGACGTGCTCGCCGAGATCGCCGCCTACCAAGAGCGGGCCGACGAGCTCGGCGTGGTGCTCGATGTCGATGCGCGCCGTTCGGGCCAGGCCGGCGGGCAGGGCCAGGCTGATGACGGCGCGAGCGATGGAGCCAGCGGGGAGAGCGATGCCCAAGCCTAAGAAGCCGACCACGCAGATTCGGGGCACGTTCCGCCCGAGCACCGTCAACGAGGAGGAGCGCACGGTCGAGCTCACCTGGACCACCGGTGCCGATGCGCTGCGCTGGGACCCGTACGATGGCGTTCGCTACTACGAGCGCCTTCGGGTCGACGACCAAGCGATCGACATGACGCGCCTTCAGTCGGGCGCGCCCTTGCTCGACAACCACGACCGGTACTCGGGCATGCGCGCGCAGATCGGCGTCGTCGAGCGAGCGTGGATCGAAGATGGCGAGGGGCGCGCGGTGGTGCGCTTCAGCAAGCGCGCCGAGGTCGAGCCCGTGTTTCGCGATGTGGCGGACGGGATCATTCGCAACGTCTCGGTCGGATACGCCGCGCGCGCCATGCAGAAGGTCGGCGAGCGCGATGGCATCGCGGTTCGCGAGGTCACGCAGTGGGAGCCGCACGAGGTGTCCCTGGTCACCGTCAACGCAGACGCCCGGGCGCAGGTCCGCGGCGCTTCTGAGATCGAGGAAGAAGAACCCATGGTCGTTCCCAACAACCACTCGTCCACCGAAGCTCGAGCCGCCAGCCCTGTCGGGCCGGCGCCAGCACCCGACAGTGTCGGCGTCGACGAAGCACGTCGTGCCGGTGCTGAGCAAGAGCGGGCCCGCATTCAGACGATCACCGAGCTTGCGACCCGCGCCAAGGTTCCCGAGCTCGCCCGGTCCCTCATCGAGGAAGGTCGTTCGGTGGAGCAGGCGCGCGCTGCGATCCTCGACGCCCTGGTCGAGCGCGACGCCTCCGAAGTGAACCATCAGCACGTCGAGGTAGTCGACCCCTCGGCACGCGCGGCGAGCTTTCGCTTGGCGATGGTCGACGGGATCCTGGCGCGCGCGCTGCAGACGACGCCCAGCGAGGCGGGGCGAGACTACGCGGGCATGTCCCTTCTTCGCGCTGCGGAGGAAGTGCTGCGCCAGCGGGGCGAGCGGGTCTCCTTTGCGCGACCCTCCGAGATTGCGCAGCGTGCGATGGCAACAGCCGACTTCACGGCGATCATGGCCGATGTCGCAGGGCGCTCGCTCCGCCAGGGGTACGAGGGCGCACCGCAGACCTTCCGCCCTCTGTTTCGACAGTCGAGCGCGGCCAACTTCAAGAATGTGGAGCGGGTCGCGCTGAGCGACGCCCCGAACCTCGAGCCCGTGGCTGAGGGAGCGGACTACACCGAGGGCACCCTGAGCGACGCGAAGGAGACCTACCGGGTCACGAAGTTCGGTCGCATCGTCGCGGTGACCTGGGAGGCGATCATCAACGACGACCTCGACGCCATCTCGCGCTTTCCGCAGCGCCTGGGGGCGGCCGCGAGCTTCCGCGAGTCGGACACGGTGTGGGGTCTGCTCAACGCGAACGGCGTGATGGCGGACGGTCAGCCGATCTTCAGCGCGGCGCACAGCAACACCGCGGGCGGCGTGTTCGGCCTTGCGACAGTGAAGGCTGCCCGGACGGCGATGCGCAAGCAGTCCACGCCGCAGGGCCGCGCCATGAACCTCTTCCCGACGTACCTCGTGGTCGGTCCTGACCTCGAGAACGAAGCGGAGCTGATGCTGCAGGAAAACGCCCTCGTCGTGCGCGGGGAGATCCTTCCTCAGCGCCTGCGCGGGCTGAACCTCGTGGTCGAGCCGCGCATCACAGGCACGCGCTGGTTCATGACCACCGACACGAACCAGGTCGACACGCTCGAGTACGCGTACCTGAGCGGCGAAGAGGGCGTGCGACTCACGTCGTCGGAAGAGCCCTTCACGCGCGACGGAGTGAGCTGGAAGGCGCGCCTCGTCTTCGGTGCGGGCGTGATCGACTTTCGCGGCCTGTACATGGGCACGGGCGTCGCGCCCTGAACCTCAACCTCAACCCACGGAGAATGTCCATGGCTTCTTACACACATCAGACGGGCGGTGAGATGGTCACCGTCGAGAACGTCGGCGAGCTGCAGCGCGGCACGCTCGTCGTCATCGGAGCCCTCGTGGGCATCTGCTCCACGTACACCGCAGGCACCGCCGTTCTGCGCGTGGGCGGGCAGGTCACCGGGCCCGTCGCGAGCTCCAAGGACGTACCGCTCGAGGTCGGCGCGCCCGTGTACATCGACAAGGACGGCCTGACCACCATTGCGAGCAAGACGGCGCGCGCGGTCGGCGTGCTCTTGTCGAAGGGGCCCCAGCCGCGGGTCTTTCTGCGAGGGATCATCGCGTGAGCTCGTGGCCATCCATCCTGGCGAGCGCCCAGCGTGCGCTCACGGCCTCGCTCGGCGAGACGGCCGTGTTGTCTCTCGACGACGCGACAGCCGAGGTCCGAGGCGTGCTCTTGAGCGCGCCACTGGTCGCCGAGGTCGGCGGCGCCGACGTTCGTGACACGGCGCCCGTGCTTCACCTCCGCACGACCGAGCTGCCCGTGTGGGTCGATCGAGGGGCGCGGGTCGATGTGGGCGGGCGCGTGCTCGAGGTGTTCGACGTCGTCGATGACGGCGAGGGCATGACGGAGCTGAGACTCAGATGCCTGTAGTCCTCGACGTCAATATCGCCGAGGTCGACGCGCTCGCCCGAAGCGTGGGTGCGGTCGAGTCGGTCGTGCGCAAGGCCATGGATGCGGCTCTCCGAAGGACCGCACGCCACGTGTTCACGCATGTGCGGCGGTCTGTCGGAAGGGCCGCCAACGCACCGCAGAAGGCCCTCAAGGACCGTCTTCGCATGCGAGTGCGTCGGGAGCGCGGGACCGCGGTCATCTGGGTTGGCCTGAACCCGTTGAACCCGGTGCGTGTGGGCGCAAGGCAAACGCGCCGCGGCGTCACAGCACGCGGGGGTCGCAGGTGGGACCGGGCCTTCATCGCCAACGGCAAGAACGGGAGGGAGCGCGTGTTTCGTCGCACAAGCAAGGCGCGGTTGCCGCTCGAGGCGCCGATGGTCTCTATCGAGCGAGAGGTCGTCGCAGCCCTTCAAGAGGCGGACGTTCCCTCGGCGACGGACTTCTACTTCCGAACCCTTCGGCACGAGCTTCGTCGCCGGGTGGAGGGGATCAGTGGCTGAGTCGACGACCGTAGAAGCGCACCTCGACGCCGTGCTCGCCTGGGCTCGGAGCGTGCCTGGGGTGGAGCACGTCGAGCCCTTTGGGGGCCTTGTGGAGGACTGTCGGCGCGCGACCGTCGTGGTCGAGATCGCCGAGGCCGACACGCTCGACGAGCTCGGCTTGGGCCGCGAGCTGTGGGAGGCGACCGTTGGCATCGAGCTGACGATCCTTACTCCGCGGTCATCCCGCCCGCGCAACGCCGCTGTGAACGCATTTGCCCTCGCGCTCGAGCTCGGCCTACAAGCCCGCTGGAAGCAGTTCGGCGGCGCGGGACCGGTTCGTCTCGTGCGGGTGGACCGCGAGGTCGCTCCCGAGCTCATGGGCCACTGGGACAGCGCCCGGGTGGTGCTCGAACAGACCGTGCGCTTTGCGCCCTCTGCCTCATCTCCGCTCGAGGCCCAGCACATCGACGTCGTCTACACATCGCGACCTCCGAACATCGGCAACGACCACCGCGAGGACTACGAGGAGCTGAGCGATGTCCGTTGATCGCACCACGGGCGCCGAGCTCGGTCTACTCGACGACATTCGTCAGGCGATCGCCAACATCCTGGCTACCCCTCCGAGCGCAAGGCCGATGCGTCCCGACTACGGAAGCCGCTTGCACGCGCTGATCGACAGCCCCCTCAACGGGCGCGGGATGGCGCGGCTGGTGGAGGCGACCGTCAGCGCCATCACAGCGCACGAGAAGCGCATCCGTGTGCAGCGCGTGCAGGTCGACGTCACTCCAGGCACGGTCGTCTTCGACATCACCGGTCAGGTGCGCGGCTCCTCGGCCAACCTCTCGGTCGAGGTTCCGCGATGACCGACCTGTCACGCATTGCGCCGCCGGATGCACTTGAGCGTCTCTCCTTTGAGCAGATCCGCGGCGAGATGCTCGCCGCCCTGTCGCCGACGCTTGGGGCGCTTGCGCCCACCCATCCGATTCACCAAGCGGTGGAGGTCTTTGCGTACCGCGAGCTCTACTTGCGCGCGCGCATCAACGACGCGGTGAAAGCCGCGCTCTTGCCGACCTCGTGGGGGACGAACCTCGACAACATCGGCGCACGCGATGAGACGGAGCGACGAGTACTCGCTCCAGGTGACCCGAGCGCAGTGCCCCCAAGGCTCCCGGTGCTCGAAGATGATGACGCCTTCCGGCTGCGCATTGTCGAAGCGGCTCGAGCCATTGGCGCCGGTGTCGTGGAGGCCTACGAATCGGCGGCGCGTGCAGCGCACATCGCCATCGAGGACGTCCTCGCGGAGCGTGCGGGGCCTGCCCAAGCGAGGATCTGGGTGCTGCCATCGAGCGATGACGCTGCAGACGATCAAATCGTCGCGGCCGTGCTCGCCGCCATCGAGCCCGTTCGTGTGCTCACCGACGAGGTCGTCATCAGCCTGGCCAGCAGCGCTGCTCGTGGCGTGGTGGCTACCCTCTACACCGCGCCGGGCCCTGACCGTCAGGTCGTGCTCGCCGAGTCGCAGAGGCGTGTCGAGGCCTGGGTCAAGAGCGTGCGCCGCATCGGCCGCCCCGTGTTCGGAACCGAGCTCTCCGCCGCGGCAACCGTGCCCGGGGTCGTGCGCGTCGAGCATGACCTTGCGGACCAGCCTGCAGCATCGGGCGTTGCGTACGCGCTCGACATCTCTCTGAGCGCCATGGAGGCCACGTGGCGAGTCTGATCCGCGCGACAGACGGTAAGGTTCTGAGCGCGCTCGACGCCTTGTTCGAGGCGCGCCTGAGCACGCTCGACGTTCCCGTGCTCGACGTGCTCGACGCCGAGCGATGCCCCCTCGCCATGCTGCCCTGGCTCGCCTGGCACTACGGGCTTCTGCACTTCGACTCGCGTTGGCCTGCAAGCGTGCAGCGGGAGGTCGTGCGACAGGCGCGGCTCATCCTGCGCGAGCGAGGTACGCGCCGCGGCATGCTGCGCGCGCTCGAAGCCTATGGGGCCCGCGTCGACGTGCTCGAGCGCGCCCAGGACGCTGCGCTCGAGCACGGGACCTTTGAGGTTCGCGTCGCCAGGCTCGACCCGATCAACGACGACGCCGACGAGCAGCGCGAGATCGACCGTGCCATTCGGCGGTCTGCGCCTCTGACGCGTCCGTGGGTGCTCACGGTGGGAGCCAGAGAGAGCTGGGCGCATGGGGTGGCTTCCGCGGCCCGCGTCGCCGTACTCATCGAAGTCGAGGGGGTGAGCGTTGGCTGAGCTCGCCGGAAATCCCGTGCTCACGACGGCCGGACGCTCTGCGCTCCTCGGCGGCACGTTCCACGTCGCCGCTCTGGCCCTGGGAGACGACGGCTCCTGGACGGCCGCCTCGAACACGACGGCCCTTGGCTCCGAGCGAGCACGCCTCACGCCTCAGGTGCAGGTCGAGCAAGTCGGCACGAGCGTGCGCTTGCATGTGGTCGCCCTCGACCAGTCAGCGATCGAGTATCCCGTCCGTGAGTTTGCCCTGCTCAGCTCCGCGGGCACGGTGCTGTTGGCGCATGCCCAGCCGTTCACCATCGCGGTGAAGACGGCTCAGTCGACGTTGATGTTCGTGGTCGACATCGCCCTGAGCGACGCGGACGCAGGGGCGATTCAGCTGGGCGACACGGACTTCGTCCTGCCCGCTGCAACCACCGCGCGCTCGGGCATCACCCGCTACGCAACTCGAGCAGAGGGGATCGCTGGCGTGGCGACCGACCGTGCCGTCACCCCCTCCGCGCTGCAGGCCGCTCTGGACGACACGCTCTCTCCCTGGCTGTCGTGGGTGTCGATCCCGCTCAGCAACGCGGTGACGGTGCCAGACGCGACCTATTGGTCCCTGAACGCGAACCTGTGGCAGCGGACGGCCGTCGGCTCGGGTCCCGTCTTGCTTGCGTTCGAGGCGATGCTGCCGCCGCGTGCGACGATCCGAAAGGTCCGATGTGCGCTCAGTAACCCCACTGGGATCGAGATTCTGCTGCGGCGAACCACCTACGAGTCCGAGATCGCGAAGTCGCTAGTCAGCAATGCATCCACCGTTCGTGTCGAAGCCACGAACCTCGTCGAAGCCGAGGTTCCTGACGGTTTCTTCTCCGTGCTCGCGACCCAGGACGCTCCGCTCCTGATGCTGCAGCTCCGAGGCGACTTCCCAGCAAACACGTTCATCTCTCGACCCGCTGTGCAGGTTGAGATCCCCATTCATCCCTGAGGAGAGAAACAGCATGGGAGTTCATGGAGTAAGCGTCACCGAGCTGACCGAGGGCACCCGCCCTGTCGCGGTCAATTCTCCCTCGGCCATCGGCCTCGTCGGAAGCGCCACGGCAGCGACCGGCCTCGACGTCGGCGAGACGAAGGTCGTCCGCAGCGAAAAGGACGTGAGAGACCTCGGACTGAACGAGACCAGCAGCCTGGCGCGCGCATTGGCCGGCATCTTTCTGCAGACCAAGGCCGCTGTCGTGGTTCATCGCGTCGAGCACGACGCCGATCCTACCGACCTCGCCATCAACGTCGCAGGCATCGCGTCCGAGGGGTCCGGGGTCTGGGCGTTCACGCGAGCGGCCGCAGACGTGGGGGTGGTGCCCAAGATCCTCATCGCCCCAGGCGTCTCCCACGTCGCCGCTGTGTATGGCGCTCTCGTCGCTGTCGCGAACCGACTACGAGCCGTCGCGCTGCTCGATGGCCCCAGCACGACCGATGCGGAGGTGATTGCGCTCGCGGGCTCAGTTTCGGATCCCAAGGGGCGCGCCTACCTCGTCGACCCTCACGTCGTCGTCCATGGCGAAGCCGTCCCCGCGTCGCCCTATGCGGCCGGGGTCATCGCCCGAACCGACCAGGAGCGCGGCTGGTGGTCGTCGCCCTCGAACCAGCCGGTCGTCGGCCTCGATGGACTGGCCCGCCCGATTGGCTTCGCGCTCGGCGATGCGTCGAGTCAGGCGCAGACCCTCAACGCCGCCAAGGTCGCGACCATCATCCGCCAGGACGGCTGGCGCTTGTGGGGAAACCGTGGCCTTGGCACCGAGCCGATCACTGCGTTCCTCAGCGTTCGCCGCACTGCGGATGTAGTCGCCGAGAGCATCCAACGCGCGCATCTGTGGGCCGTCGACCGCGGCATCACGTTCAACCTCATCGAGAGCATCGTCGAGAGCACCAACGGATTCCTCCGTTCGCTCAAGGCTCAGGGAGCAATCATCGACGGCGAGGCGTGGGCCGACCCCGAGCTCAACACGGTCGCCACGCTGGCCAATGGCGAGCTGTTCGTCGACTACAAGTTCACGGCCGTCTACCCGGCCGAGAGCATCCAGTTTCGCCAGCACCTGACCACCGAGTTCCTCGACCAGATCGTCCAGTGAAGAAGGGATGCCATGAGTTATCGCGACGTGCTGAGAGACTTCAACCTGTACGTGGACGGCCTGGGCTACGCGGGTCGGCTGCGCTCCTATTCGCCTCCCAAGGTCACGGTGGTCGAGGAAGACTACCGCGCGGCGGGCATGGACGCGCCCATCGCCATCGACCTCGGCATCGAAAAGCTCGTCGCGGAGTGCTCACTCGGCGCCTACGACGCAGACATCATGAGCCGCGTCGGTCAGACCCTGATCGACACGATCTCGAGGAGAACGTCTCGGCAGCTTGCCGAAATTCTGGAAACCACCGTTCGTCGCCATATGCCGTGCGTGCATGAATGATTGCGATCAGCCCACTATCCTCCCATTCCAGCTGGGCTGAGGGGTCGTGCTGGCGCAGCACGCCTGCCACTCTGGAGTCGAAGTCCATCCTCAGTTCGGGCG